GAAACCTTTTTACCTTGTTCTACACAGCGAGTTTTTCCGTCCTTCACCTATTATGGTCTTCCTGCTTATTTGGGATTTGAAAATGTTGTTGCTGAATCAAATGAGTGTAAAAATAAATACGAGGTAACCCTATTAAATACCTCCAAAAATTCACCAGATACAACTATAACCCAACCATTATTTATGCAATATTATATAAATACACCCACTGGAAAAGAATATGTTACAGTTCATTATATCAAACCATCCAATGCGTATACTCTTATAAAAAACACGAGTATTTTTATAGATATTGCAACAATGAATGGGGTCGATTCAACAAGACCATTTACAAACAACGAATTTACAAAAATAACAAATCAAGGAAATGGAAGCGTGAATTCGTTTTTAGGGAGAGTCTCATTGATACCAACTCCTATAAATTTTGCATCAAGTGCCAATGGTGGCGAAGAACAACCAATTGTGAATTTTAATCCTCCTCTTGAAAGAGTTACACGTTTAAAAATTGGAATACGATATCACGACGGATCTCTGGTGGACTTTGGATTTCACGAATGGACTATTGCTTTGCAATTGGAATCTTATCTCCCATCCCAAAATGTAAAACTCACCCAAACTCCATTTTAAATATTTCCGTATTTTATGGAGTTTAAAGATATGACACCTAGACAGATCATCGGAACAAGTGCTATATTAAATGCCCTTCTCGTAAAAGAGGGTTTACGTTCCTCTTTTTTATTTCAACCACCCGAATATTCGGATGGGTATGTTTCTACGATCAAAGGAAGAAAATCTGTACAATTTCGTGCGAAAACATTAAAAAAATATGTAAATGGTTTGGAATCTCGTAATATCAAAAATGGTATTATCTATTCGAATTCTAAATCATCTTTCAGATGCCCGGGTTCCGAGCCATTTGGTCTATATGTTTTATTAACAGACTCTACGCTCATACATTTGTTTACAATCAAATGCATCCCTGTTAAAATAATGGAATTTGTAAAAAAAGCAAATGTTATTTTTAGAAATCATAAAAGAATGTTACACAATATAGGTATATATGTAAAAACAACACTTGCGATGAAAGATATCGGATCTATAAAAGTTCGGTAAAATTATACTTTTGAGCATTTTGACGAATGGCCCAAATAATATTTTCTAATGTGATCTTTTCCACGCTCATTTTTTTATAATAGTGCAACGATATGTTTTTCCCTCGCCACGTAGTATATATTCCATATCTCCCATTTTTTATGAATAATTCTTCGCCCATAAAGGACCCTTTGTGAAAGGTGTTACTATTGTCCACAATTTCATTTATATTGTATTCACCGTCTCGTAATTTATCCAAATCAATGTTTTGTTTTACTTTTGTGAATTTTGTTCCATTTTCATCACTTGTAACAATAACCGATCCTGTACGACCAATAATTAATTTATTTTCTTCGTCTATTATTATTTCTTCCTTTCCTTTTGCATCCAAAGAAGAAATATGTGCTTCGATATTTTCCAAATATTCGTGGCATAACTTATCGAGGTTCTCTGCATTTTCTAGATTTTCTTCGAGCTTCTTTGTATATTGATAATCAAAAAGGTTGGAAAAATATTTCATTAAAAATTCAATAACAATAATTCCCATATGAGTAATTTGCAATTTGTTTTTCTGGAACCCAACCTTTTTCTTTACTAGTTTACGAATTATATTTTCCCCCATTTCGTATACAGGTTTTTCAACCTCAGTGCCTTCGATATCTTGTTTCACAACATATTTTCGTTCTTGAATAATAGAAACTAAATTGGCAAAAGTAGAGGGTCGCCCAATACCAAGTGTTTCTAATTTCCTTATTAAAGAGGCTTCGGTATAATATGGATCCGCGCTTTCTACGTGAAAATCAGATATTAATTTTTTACAAATTAACGAAGAATGTTGTGGTATATTTTTTAAATAATGATACGATTCACTACTCTGTATATGTTGTGTAGGTTGAATAATATACCATCCATCAAAAACAACTAGATTACTCGTACAATCCATTGTTTTGAATGGAATCGGCGTGGTTAAACTACTCTGAAAGGATTGTACAACTGCTTCACTCATACAACTTTCTACAGTATTTTTCCAAATAAGTTCATAGATGCGATTTTCTTTGGGGGGGACGTCGCCAGCCAAACTTTTCATAAGAATATTTGTAGGCCGAATTGCCTCGTGTGGATGCGTTGTTTGAGTTAATATAGATAAATTAGGGTGAACATATTTTTCCCCATATTTTTTGGTTATATAATCCCGCGCTTGCGACAAAAAAGATTCTGCGTAAAAGGTGGAATTTGTCCTGGGATATGTTATATACCCTTTTTCGTATAATTTACAACACCCTTGCATAATTTCTTTCGAAGATAGCGGTAGAGACTGAAGTAGACGGCTTGTTGTAAAAGGATATGGTGGTGGTTTTCGAGAAATTTGTACATAATGGTGTTTTATGGAAAAAGAAAATGACATTGATTTTGTTAAAAAATCCGGTATTCGTTCTTCCTCGATAGTCATTTCAAAGACAATATTTTGAGAAGTAAAATATCCTTTTATAGAATAAGTTATATTTTGGGTTGATGGTATTTTATAATTATCATAAATAATTCGTAGGGCTGGCGTTTGACAACGACCAGCGGACAAAGATTTCTCTGTGTTTCTAGAAATATGTTTCCATAATAAAGGGGATATTGTGTACCCAAGAAACATATCTAGGATTTGTCTACATTGCTGAGCTTTTACCAGATTCATATCAATAACAGTTGGATTCTGTATAGCTCGAAGTATACACGTTTCCGTAATTTCATTGAATATGATACGAGGTGTACTCAATGGCAACTTGAAAGCATCGCAAATGTGCCAAGCAATAGATTCCCCTTCTCGATCATTGTCAGTTGCAATAATAATATCTTTGTGTTTTTTGATTTCTTTCTTCAACGCTGAAATGTACTTATTCGCGAGCAACGAATAACTAGGAATAAGCGTAGTTTTATCGATTGATTTTAGATCCTTTATTTCTCGTATATGACCACAAGATGCTATACACTTGTAATTATCACCAAGATAAGACTCTATAATTTTACATTTAGAAGGAGATTCGACTATGACGAGAATCATTTTATAATTATTAACAAATAAAGTTTAAGCATTTTTATAATTCTTCCATCGAATGTTTTTGGGCTCTATTTTTATTTCCTCTTTTTCGTTATTTAATTTTTCTGCTTTTTTCAGAGCACTATCTATATATATTTTTTTCAAAAGAGTTCCCACTTCAAAAGATCCTTCGTGTTGATCTATTTTACCATCTTCTATTTTTGAAAGAACATCCAGGAATTGATAAAAAATGGTCAAATCGATCTCTGACTTTCGTACCTTATTGTATATATCAGTGTAATAGGTAAACATAAAACTGCATTCAACCATTGCTTCGATGTGTATTTCACTTGGATCACTTGTCCCCTTCATTATATCAAGCAGTTTTTCAACATCGGTTCTTAACAATTGACTATGTTTTAAACTGCGTATATTTTGTGTTTGATCCTCCACATTATTGGCTTTAATCATTTCTTGTAAAAGGAGTTTATCTTGTTGATTCATTTTAATTATTATTATATTTTTATTTAATATGAAACGAAATAATAAAAAACGGTATAGTGTTAAAAAACGATATAGAAGACGATCCAGGTCATTTAGAGGTAAGAGGAGCAGGAGATTCTATGGAGGGATAACCACTGATGTTGTATATAAAATGGCTAAGCCAGATCCTACCATTAAATCACAAGCAATTGCTTCTGCTCAAGTAAATAATTTAGCAGATGTGCTAAATAGTGTTAATAATAAATAATTTTATTATATATGATAGGGACTTTAGCCTTAGCACTTGCTATTTTTGGAACTTTTCACGGAACTCTTTATGCATATAGCAAAACAGACGAGATAAAAAAGAACTGGCCTATGTATAGATGTAATCCTACTTATATGTTTATGGCAGATGATATTTCAGAAAATTTTGAATATTGTTTGCAACAGACAAGTACAGCAACATTTGGTAATTTATCGAAATCTCTCACAGATATGCAATCACAAGGGTTTAGTTTACAATCTATTACAGCAGGAAATATATCATCCTTGCTGAAAACAATGAATGCCTCAAACAGTAATATTGGATTTTCTTTCACTTCTTTATTAAATAAAAGTGGGGCCATTAATGTGTTGGTGATGTCAATAATGTCTGTATTCACTGATATTTTAGGTAAATTGGGTCAAATAATAGCTTCTACGGGTGGTATGATGAATTCGGGTACAGCTGGTCTTAGTATTGTGAACAATGAATTTAGCAAGTACATGAATATGTTATCTTAAACTTATTTCAAAAGAAATTAATGAAAATATAAAAATAGACATTTATATTATGTGGAATTATGAAACATATAATAGTGATTGTCAACTATTAACCAGTCGCGATCCATCGTTGGATTATATGGTAATAAAGCAAAGAATGGTGGATATGTTAAAAGACAAAACAAATCTAGAAATTGAAAAAATCGAGGCAATTTTAGTAAACAAAGATCTTCGAGCAGTTCAAGAGATGAAAACACTTGTAGATCCCATATTTGATAGTGCAATGGGAAATATTCATGATGAAAATCATATTGGGTTCATAAATATACTTCTAACACAATGCACGATTCTTTTTACGATTCGTTATGTAGAACCATATTCGGACAAAGAGCCTTCAATGGAAATGTACGATGCTTTAAAGATAGATTGGTGGGATTACACTGCGTTAAAAAGAGACATATTGACGAAAAAAGGTGAGGTTTTTTACGATTATGAAAATTTGCGTTGTCTATTGGGTTACGAAAAAGGGGAATTTTTTGAATACACATTAGAGAACATATCGGATCCAACTGTTGTGATTTTTCTTGTTAAATGGATGAACCGTTTTTCCTCAGATGAGGAAATACGATCTTTTTTTCAAAATATTCATCATTGTGAAATCATAACTACATCACGATTTGCAGATGCAGTAAAAATGACTCCATATGAATTTTTAGAACACGATATTCAACACGTGTCTTCCAATAATTGTTGGAGGCAGGGGTATGATTTAAACAAATTTTATAGATTTTATAATTATTGTTCCGAAAACTTGGAAAAAGACAAATTTAGAAAAATACGCGTGTTTATGTTTTTTGAGATTCACGAATCTCAATGTCATCTTAATGTAGATGAATTGGTTACGGTAACAAGAGAGAAATCTAAAATACCGTATTTTAAATATTTCAAAAACGAAGTGACCTCTAGAGGTGATATTTATTACAGACGATTCAGAGATAAAAGAGATTTGATAGAAATGATTCCTCCGAGTAAAAGAACGGATGAAGGAACGATTGAATATTTAATCGAATGCATTGATTTGTACAAGTTAGAATACGATAAATGGAAAAGTGTAAATGGTTTAGGCAAACGAGTGAAAAAAACACGAAAAGACAAACAAACTGTGAAACGAAAAACCAGACAAACCTTTAAAAAAAATTTGAGGTGAAATCTTTTTGACGAAATATGCTATAGTTACGTAAATAATATTATATTTATAACTTATGTCTAGCGATAAAATTCAGGATTTACCAGAATTACAAGTGGTTGGTTCTATTAAATCATATAAAGATGAAAGTCAAGATTTATCAGAATTGTCAGAATTATCGGTTATTGGAACTATCAAGCCGACATATTGGTCATTATATTGGCATTGGGCATTGGGCTTTATTATTCTTCTTGTAATTTCAATATCGATCGCAGTTCCTATTGTTATTGCCAAACACGCTAATATTTACAAGGCTGACTGGGCGGCGAATCGGTGTAAATTACATATTATGCCAATTGCAGGTTATATTCAGAAAGATGAGAATGAAACAGTACTAGAATCTACTGAAAAAAATTTTCAATATTGTTTAGGTAACTCTTTTAACAAAACAATGAATTTGCAAATGAATCCATTGTTAGATATTCAAAATATTTTAAACGAAGGCATTTCTGCAGTAAATACTGTTTTGGAAGATGTTGTAATTTTAGCAAACGCTTCTTTGTCCGAAATAACTAGCATTTTTCAAGGAGGGGTGAATAATGTAGAAGATATTGCTGTTATTCTCTACTATGGATTTATCTTAGTGTATGATATTTTTAGAAAAATTCTAATGTCTCTTTTTTCTACATTGCAATTTAGTTTAACAGGAATGACGTGGGGGACGTTATTTATAAGAATGTTGTATACATCGGTAATGAATCTAATTGTTTTGTTTTATGCAATCACTGTTGTACCCACCATACCATTTTGGATATTTATTTTTCCTCTTGTTTACTTTATTCTTTTTACTTTTTTGTTAGTTATATCCGAGCAATTTAAGAGTTGGATTTTCATTATTATAGATGCGGTGGCTTCAGCAGAACCATTTACAACAATGAAACAAACTCCCAAATTAAGTTTATGTTTTGACAAGAATACAATGATCAAAACTAAAAAGGGGTTGTTAAAAATATACAAATTAAAGCCTGGGACAATACTTTGCAATGGAGATATTGTAACCGCTGTGTTTAAAACAGTTGCGCCATCCAAAATGTTTAATTTAAATGGAATCATAGTCAGTGGTGATCATTATGTGTATAGAGGAAAATGGATAAAGGTGAAACATCATCCGGAAAGCGTGGAGATAGAGTATAGTGCTAAATATTTGTATTGTTTTAACACGAGTTCGAAACGAATTTTTATAGATGATTTATATCAAGAACAAATGTTTATGGATTGGGATGAATTACCCGATTCTACTATTCAAAAAATAGTAAAGTATTTGAATGCAACTAATGCCGGAGCAATTCAACAATTAGATAAAGGATTTATCCGAAATTTTCCCATAAAAATGCTTAGTGGATACAAGAAAATATCAAGGGTTCTTCCGGGAGACATATTAAATGGAGGAATTCGTGTTATGGCGGTTGTTCGTATGAATAAAAAAAATTCTAGATTATATCATTTAGTGACAGATGCGGGGTATATTAAAAATACTCGATCCTTTAAAGATTATAATTTTATTATAGATAAATTATTTTATATGTGTTAATATTATGAATATTATTATTGGTAAATGGAAGGGAAATCTTGAAACAGTTGGATTATTATTACTATTGATAATTATTATTGTATCACACGTGGGATGTTCGTGCTCGCGTCTAGGCACAAGCCATCTTTATTCGATTTACAGTGATATGAAAGAAGGATTTCAAGGAATACACAATTTTACAGATTTTGCTTCTGTAAATAGTTCTCCTCCCAACCCTCAAAAATGGGAACAACCCGATTTATTGGTTGTTCCGGGGGAACCTCTACCACAAGGAGTTATAGATATAATAAATCGTCCAAAACAAAAGATACCACTTCCCTCGGGAGAAACAGATATGTTTTCGACTACAAATTTTAAAGGTAGTTGTTGCCCCAACAGTTTTTCTAACAGTATGGGGTGCGCGTGTATGACTCTTGGTCAATATAAGTATTTGAACGAACGAGGTGGTAATAATTCTCCTCCGCAAGTAGGATTTTAAAACATATTAAAATAATTTTACAAAATATTAAAAATGAAGATTAATCTCTTACTAAAAATACAGAAAAAGGTAGAATTATTTTCGTGTTTTCTCAATGAACTTGAAAACGCGAAAGAAGATGTTGATAATGATTGTCGCATTAAACTTGATACAAAGAATTTTGAAAATATTGTGTGTGACTTTTTTAAATTGTTCAAAGAAATAGATCGAGAAGCATTGAATGATTTGTCTGAAAAAATAAAGAATGAACTATTGTTGACGTGTAAACATCAATTTATAGAAGATGATATAGAATATAATATTGATTGTGAAATGCATATTTGTTACTGTATTATTTGTGGCGTTGAAAAGTAAAAATGTCTGAATACCTGGTGTTATATTTAATAAAAAATAGAAAATTATTTGAGATTCTTTTGTTTGGAATGTTTGACTCGTTTTACCCGATTTTTTTTTGTTTGGTTTCTTTTCCCTTTACCTCCACTTTTATCACAATTTCCGTAAATGCAACTACTAAATAAGTCAAATAGGTTATATGATTTCGGACTAACTGTGGGAATTCTGTGATTTGTGGATATTGGCATAGCCATACTTTTTGCATATTCAGATAAATAAAATTCGTCATATCGCGATAAATCTAACGATCTACGATACTTTAATAATTTCTCTCTTTCTTTTGCGGTTAAACCAGTGGGCATTTCAGCGAATTCAAATATAGGTCTTTTCTCACTTACCCAATTATTATAAACACGCAAAAATGTAGTTATGCATTCATCTAAATATATGCCAACTTCATTTTTATATTCCTTTGGAATAGCAAGTCCTAAATCTAATATATTCTTAAATCTTTCTACGATACAATCAAAACTGGAGAACGTTGTACCTTTAATACTAAATGGATGTTCGTCGGCTTTTTCCAGTATTCCTGTTAATCTACACATCCCTTCATGTAATTCGTAAAATAAACACAATTTGATTTTATCCAAATCTGTTACAGATAAATAGTTATTCATAATGCAATAAGTATAAAATTTATGCATTTCTTTCATGGAGACAACTGAAAGAGAACACGCCCTTGTAGAATTTTTTGCATGTAATGCATCGTGATACAAAAATTCAAAAGGGGTAAAACATTGACCGTCAGCATCTTGGGGAAAAGAAACAAGTTCACAATAGTATACTTTATTAAAATAAGATAACACTAATTCATTTGAATCAAAATAATTCATCCATTTAATTAAAAATATGTCGGCAGGCATTACAATAGACTTATCTGTAATACTATATTCGCCTTTATGGTCACCTAACAAAAACATCAATGAATAACCTACATATCTTTTACCTTGTGGAAAAAATTGGTTTAATAATATTTCTTTCATCACATTATAAGATGTCCAATTTTTGTTTTTTATATACTGATAAATTATAAGTTCATTGTTTTGATTTACATAAAATCTTGTAAAGGGACTACTAAATAAAATACTACATTGCAATGAAAAAATATTTATGAGTCCTATATAATTCGGGTCATCTATATTCTCTTCTACAGAAAGTATCATTTCTTCAAAATTTCTTTTCATCTCTGCTAATATTACTAGATCTCGAACAGGATCAGTTTCTATAGATACCGTTTTTCCACGACAACTTTTTATAAATCCGTTTTCTTCTATTAATTCTAAATTTGCACGCGCTTCTTTTTTTATCAAGACCAAAAGTTTTCTTACTATAAATTGATAATCGATATCTGTTCTTCTACTTGTTAGTAAAAAACAATATATATCATATTCTTTGTATTCATCTTTATTCATATTAAGTCTATAGAATATATTAATTGTGATATGCATATTCATTATTTGCAGTATTGAAAAGTAAAAATGTCTGAATAATATATGTCAGATTCAGACGATTCAGATATAGAAGACCCACCTCTTATATCGGTCCCAGAAAATACCATCGATCCTCTTATATCGGTCCCAGAAAGTGGAATACTTTTTGGAGAAGAAGCTATGGAATTTCGGGATTTTTTTGAATTTCAAAATTTTAAATATTTATATGATCATACATATTCCGTTGGCGACACATCTACTAATGGATTTGTGAAAGAATTAACTTATATGCGAAATGGTTATATTGCACACACATTATTAAAATCTTCCACTTTTATTGATAGCGATAACCTCTTTTATGAGGGTGTTGTTGGACAATATACTAACAAAATGTCTCTTATATATCCGTGTTTTGTAGAAACTTATGGAATATATCAATATACTTCTGACAAAAACCCCGAAACTTATACTTACAAAGAAGGTGAAAGAGTCGGATTATTGGTTGGGGAAGATAAATGGACTGTAGGTGTAATTGATAAATTTGAAACACGTGGGGTACACCGCGTACTGAGAGTTTTTTTTGGTAATAAAGAAATAAATAGTAAAGGAAATATAGTGTGGAAAAGTAAATACAGTTCTATTGTAGACGAAAATGAAATACAAAATCGCGTTGTACCATTATTAGGCGCCGATACATATAATTATTTAAAAAAACAGAAATCAAATCATATAGAGATGTTTAAAAATAAGTTTAAAATAGTAGAGTTAGATAAATCTGGTCTAATAAGCTCGTGTGTTGATCCTACTCAAATTTGTATCAATATTCAATATATAAAAGATAGTAAAACTTTATATTATCATATTGGGAAGAATATGAGGTCGAATCCTATCCCCTTCTTTTGTTATGAACTTATAAATATACTATATCAGGTGTATATGCCTTTGGCAATGATGTCGAGAAATTTTACTCATTATGATTTGCATTCCAAAAATGTTTTATTATATTATATTGGGGATGATAAATATATATATTATTACTACCATTTACCAGATGGGACCACAACATCTTTTAAATCACAATATCTCGTCAAATTAATAGATTACGGAAGAAGTTTTTTTGATGATCCTTCGAACCCCAGTGTTTTTGGTAATTCTGCAAGATTATATAATTTGATATGTGAAACGTGTAGAGAGTGCGGTTCAAGTGAAGGTTATCAATGGTTTCGAACTACTAGGAATACACAATATATACATAGTCAAAAATCAAACGCAAGTCACGACTTGCGATTATTGAACGATTTGAGAGAAGATGCTTCGGATAAGTTAATACCTACAAATAGTGAAATTTCTCTTTTTTTGAATAAAGTAGTATATTATAATATTTACGATAGTAAATATGGCACCAATGAAAAAAAGGATGCTTTTGATGAATCATCTTATTATGATTCCTTTTTTGGTGTTAGCAAAATAAATACGGTAAGAGATGCATTCAGGGAATTAAATAGAATAATTAAATTGCCTAATTATACAAGTGGAACCAAAATTAACCATAAAAATGAATTGTATGAAGGAAAATTCAACTGGGGAGAATTGCACATATATACAGACCGACCTATCGAATATATAAATCGTTCCAACCTGACTGAATCAATTGGAGGGTTTCATAAAAGTAGAAAAATGCGTAACCGGTATAACCGGGTTAAAAAGCGGAAACAAACTAGAAATCGTTTAAAACGTCTCAAATATTAAACATACAATCCTTTAAACATTTCATCTTCTCGATTTAATTTCAAGAGTTTATCAACAATTGTTTTTGTTACCTTAAAAGGAAACTCTATGTTGAGTGTTTTTTCTTCGAACAGTTGTGTACCAGGTTTCATCAAACGATATAGATTGATTTTGGTGAATATAGTTTCTAAGCACCTCTTTAAATTTCGAACACCCTCTTCTTTTCCACATCGAGTCTCAATAATATAATCGAGTGCAGTATCATCTATTACTACATCATCGGGATCAATGGTAACTTGTTCATATATTTTGGGAAGAAGGTAGTTTTTCGCTATGACTGTTTTTTCTTTTCGAGAGTAACCTTTTGTTCCTATACAATACATTCTATCTCGTAAAATAGGGTTGATCTTAGATTCTTCGTTATAGCTAAAAATAAACAAACATTTGCTGAGATCAAAATCAATTTCACTGAAAAACCGATCGTGAAATTGACTATTCTGGGTTGTGTCTGTCAAATGAGTTAGGATACCTGTTATTTCTTCTCCTTTGGGTGAATCGCTTATTTTATCTAGCTCGTCGAAAAATATCACTGGGTTCATACATTTTGACTGAATGAGAATCTGAACAATTTTTCCCCAATTGCTTCCTTCATAGGTAAAAGAATGTCCTTCTAAATGACTTCCGTCATTTGCGCCACCCAAAGCAATAAAGGCAAACGGTCTGTTAAATATCTTACTAATCCCTTCTTTGACGAGTGTTGTTTTGCCTGTACCCATAGGACCTTTTATGGCGATAGCATTTCCCATGGAATTCGGATTTGCAATGAATTGACCCACCATTTGCATAATTTGCATTTTGGCATCATTCAACCCATAGACACATTCATCCAGAATTTTCTGAGAATTTTCCATAAAGTCCGAACATTTTTCAATCCCGTCTTTCAGCGAAACATTAAGATTATTGTATCTGTGAAAAGGTATATTCATAAATCCTTCCACCCAATGCTGTAGTTTGTGGAATTCTCCTGAACTAGGATCGATGAATTTTAAAGAATTAATCTTTTTCAATGCAATCGATTTAATATTTGGATCAATATCCGATTCGATGACAGTAATTCTATATGGTTTTTTTACTATACTATTCTCGTTGATTTTTTTCATTTCCTCAATGCATTTGTCTTGCTCGACGGGTTCCAATGTACCAAAAAAAGAGATATCATCCGATTTTTTGGATTTCATCAATTCTTTAAATGTTTCCACGTTTTTTTCTTGAATGCGCTTTTTTGTTTTTTCTTGTTTTTCTTCCTTTGATTTTATTTTAGAATTGCAAATATCCATAAAAGTTTGAATTGTTTTATTTTCGGGGTCCTTGCTTTGGTGGGTTTCAAGGAAACTTAAAATGGCTTGGTCTGACCATAACGCGTTATCTTCATCGCTTTCTTCATCGCTGTCTTCTTCTTCACTATCTTCTTCGCTATCCTCTTCGCTTTCATAGATATAATCTTCGTCTTCTTCGTCTTCTTCGTCTTCTTCGTACTCTTCGTCTCTTCTCGTCTTCTTGGGTTCTATTGTGTATATAATATTAAACACTTGCTCTTTTTCTTTTGGTTCTTTTGGGTCTCTTTCCCGCCTTTTTCCCCTTTTCAAAGAATTCGCAATGTCCTGTATTTTATTTCGTGTATCATCAGACGAAATAAATTTATTCACCAATGCTTTTACTTCATCCTTTTTTTTGGGGGAAGGTGGTTTTTCACGTCTTGACCTCTTTCTCGAATCAACATCAGTTTCCGAAAGCGATCCTTGAGAGTCTTTATCTTCCTTTTTATCCATTTTTATAATAATATATTATTAATTTTAAATAATATTTAATATCACTTGAAAACGTAATAAAGATCCAGTCTTTATATTGGTCTCTTATATAAATAAAAATTGATTTAATTATAATTTGATATTACTTAAATAAAGATGGAAAAGAGATTCACGCAAAAGGTAGAAGACTACATTTCTAATCTAGTAGATGGAATACAAAAAAAAATTAATGCGTCAGAAATGCCGGAAGGAGCCAAAAAAGATATTTTGGATTATATTCAATCTTATGAAAAATTGAATATAGACAAATCAGACTTTCTCAAGCGGAAGCGTCAACAAGTGGTTGTTCCTGTATGTATGAGATGTATATCGAAGCGCTCCAATGGAGAACAGTGCTCGCGAAGGAAAAAAGACGGTTGCGACTTTTGTGGAACTCATTTCAAGGGTTCGCCATATGGAACATTTGAACAAGAAAACGCAGTTACAATGACAAAAGTCGAAGTATGGGCACAAGATATATGTGGAATTCTCTATTACATAGACAATGAGATGAATGTTTACAAGACGGAAGACATTGTCAACAATAAACCAAACCCAACTGTGATAGCGAAATATGAAAAACACGGAGAAATGTATTCAATCCCCACCTTTCATATTTAATATAATTTTAAATATAAATATAACAGTTTTATTACATAAAATGTTGAAATTCGTCCTGCTTACTCTTTTTTGCTCAAGATCGTTTTCCAAACAAATTCACACAAAATCAATAAAACATACACTGAAACCGCGAACTTTGAATCAGCAAAAATATGTCGATTCTCTGAACACAAACGATCTTGTTTTTTGTCTTGGTCCAGCGGGAACCGGAAAAACATTGTTTGCGTGCAATGAAGCTATGAAACAATTACAAAATGGAAATATTGATAGAGTTGTCATTACCCGCCCCATTGTTGCTGTGGAAGACGAACAGCTCGGATTTCTTCCTGGAAATATCAACAAGAAGATGGATCCTTGGACACGCCCTATTTTTGATATTTTTTCAGAGTATTATAGTTTAACCGAAATTACACGAATGATGAAAGACAACATTATTGAGATATCTCCGCTTGCATATATGCGTGGAAGAACATTTAAAAACTCCTTTATTATCGCTGATGAAATGCAAAACAGCTCCCCGAATCAGATGTTAATGCTTACTACTAGAATAGGAGAGAATACGAAAATGGTTGTTACAGGAGATTTGAAGCAGAGTGATAAAAGTATGTATAATGGATTATCCGATTTTATAGAGAAATTTTCGACATATCAGAACAAATGTTCTATTTCTTTGATTCAGCTGACAACAGACGACGTGGAAAGAAGTGAGATTGTAAAAACAATTCTGGACATTTATTCGCAACCAAAGCAAGTGTCGAAAAGTTATTATAAAGATGTATTAAAAGACCAGGTAAATCAAGCATCCAAAACATCTCGTACCGACATTTCTCTATCGGATGACGCTGCGATGATTCCAAAATCACAAATGCGATAATTTAAGGTAAAAGCTTAAAAAATTATTATTTATAATAAACAATGAGTAAACAGATAATATCTAGTTTTTCTACCCGCCAAGATTTTATGAATTTGTTGAAATCGAATCCGGGATTGATCATTATTAAATTTGGAGCTACCTGGTGCAAACCGTGTCAAGCCATCACCCCTGTTTTAGAAGGATTTTTTGCTACGTCTCCCCCCAATGTCATATGTGCAGACGTGGATGTTGATGAGAGTTTTGATTTATATGCTTTTATGAAATCCAAAAAAATGGTAAATGGTATTCCAGCCATATTAATGTACAGACGTGGAAATATCACCTTTGTACCAAATGACTCTGTTTCAGGGGCAGATCCAACCGCATTGCACAATTTTTTTAGAAGATGTGGCAACCATTTAGCAGAGGTTGAAAAAATGTACGCAAAGCCTGCGCCTCTAACCATTCCCGTACCAGAGACTGTTACTGAGATTGAGGCAGAAAAGATTTAAAAAATAATAGTAAATTACTAGAAGAGCGAATGGATACTTCAGAAGATCGTATGGAAAGTTTTGAAAAACAACTGGAAATTATGATGAATATTATAAAAATGCAGAAGGACCAGATAGATTACCTTTTAGAAAAGGTAATGTATCCGAAATTAGTAAAAAGAGATATGTATGGTGTGCACAATGAGTATTCGTGGTTCGAAGATTCTCCTTGTTTAATATTTTCCAATGAAATAACAAACTTTTCTACCATTGCAAATTTTTCTATTATTGCTAATAATTGTGTTTGGACTGAATGCAATTGGGCATTAAGTGCACTTAGACAATGGGGGGTTTCATTTCAATTACAGGTTTCACAAAATGGACTTGTTGAATGGAAATGTAAGAATAGAAATACAAACCAAACAGTAAATCATCGAGGCACTAATAATACAATATTCAGCTTTAGTTGTAATTTGGATAAGCGAATCACTTGTGATATGTTGGATGCAATTACTACATTTTTTGAACGAATAGATTTAACGGAATATAAAAAGATGGATGAGAGCGAGATGATAAAAATCAGTTTTCTCCTAAAGAACACAGTTGGATTTTAATTTAAAAACAGTAGGTATATTTACCTTAATGCAGGATTCCATTGGAGTTTATAAACAATTAGAAACACGCTTTTTCCAGACTTTTAGTGAGAAGAATTATTTTTTCGAAATATCGAAATGTTGTGGATATTCAGAGCTGGTGAATGTTGCAAAGGAAGGCACGTTGCAAATGCTATACGATAATGTATCGAGTATCTTTGGGAAAAACTGTAAATTATATATAATTCGTGAAAGCGAGCGTTTATGGATCCCCAGTTCAAATGATATTATCAAAGAGTATCTCAGGGAAACACCGCAATTGAAACCGGAGTATCCTCTCCCAGCTAATATCGTGTATAAAATATATATTGATGATGGATCGTGTCATATTAACCATTATCAAAAACCTATTATGCCCCCACCAATTAATATTTGTTTGACTTGTCGTATTCACGAGTAAAAATCACCAAAAACAAAGTATTCCGTTAATTTAATGGAAATGGATTTAGATATTCAGAATTATTCCTTTGAGGAAATCCTACATTTGTTCAAGATTCCATCCAATTTTGACGAGAATGATTTGAAACGAGCAAAACAACTTGTATTAAAAAGTCATCCAGATAAATCAAAATTGTCTCCTGATTATTTTCTATTTTATTCAAAAGCTTATAAGATATTGTTTTCTATCTATGAATTTAAAAACAAGTCTAGGTTGGATCAAACAACTGAATATAGTGTCGAGGGGGGAGATTCACATTTAAAAACATACTTGGAAGAAAATCAATTGGCTGATAAAAAGTTTTGTAAATGGTTCAATGCAGAATTTGAAAAACGAAAGGATAAAGAAGAAAGTATTGGTTACGAAGAGTGGTTAAGGTCGGACGAAAATATTGAGACAGCGAATATCAAGATGAATGAAATGAATGATTTTTTTAATTCAAAGAGAGTCGTTGTTCACGAAAAGGTGAAAGAATATTCTTATGGAAATAATAACTATACAAATCTTTCAAAGGAAGAAGCTTATCACTCCGATATGTTTAGCTCATTACATTACTCTGATCTAAAACAAGCTCATACCCAGTCGATTATTCCAGTATCCACTGAATTTAAACAATTTGCAGATGTAAATCAATATAAAACACATCGGCAAATGGAGGATCTTAAAAATCGCCCATTGACAGAAGAAGAATCCAGAAAATTTTTACAGTCAAAAAATATGGCAGACGAGGAGGAATCAATGTCTAGAGCATATTATTATGCAATGAAGACACAAGAATCTGAAAAGGCAAATCGAGATTTTATGGCGAAAATGAAATTGCTCGAGTTTCAGAAAAAATAAATGATAATTATATGATCAGTTATATAATTATTCTTTTTTTATTGATGTTGATATTGTTTTTGTATCAAAGATATCAATCGAAACAGTATGTAGATGATAATTATTTTATAAAAAAATACTTGGTACAAGAATCTATATCCAAGACAGGAAAACCTATTTTATGGATTTACATACCTTCTATTCCAAATACACGAAAATTACAGACATTTGGAGATGGACATTCTCTTGGACTAAACCAAGAATACCTTTTTTTAACATTAAAAAGTATTATTAAATGCAACGATAAATCATTCACTATTTGCATTTTAGATAATTATTCTTTTAATAAGATAATTCCTGGTTGGGAATACAATATTAATGAATTATCTCCGCCTTTATCGTGCAACTTGATAAATTTGGCAATGGCAAAAGTACTTTATTATTATGGTGGTTTAATAGTTCCTATATCCTTCCTGTGTTTTAGAGATCTTATTGATATGTATCAATACGGAACAAAAAATGACAAATTATTTATATGCGAAAACATTAATAAGAGTGTTTCTTCTTCTCACCACGAGTATACTACAGATGTTACATTTATGGGATGTAGACCGGAGAATCAAACTATTTATGAATATGTAAAATATGTGGAAGTCACTATTTCCAAAGATTACACGGCAGAATCTAAATTCTCGGGAGTTTTTAACGATTGGTTTTTGGAAAAAAATGTGACCATTATCAATGGAAAGCGCATCGGTGTAAAAACAAAAACATATAAAAAAATAACAATTGAAGACCTGTTTAGTGAAACATATATCCCTTTGAGCAAAGACGCATATGGAGTCTATATTCCTTCTTGTGATATTTTGAATAGAGTAAATTATGAATGGTTCAGTAGGCTATCAAAGGAAGAAGTGTTGGTTGGAAATACAAATATACAAAAGTATATTTTGTTAACTTCTGCCGATGATCCACCAATCCGAAAACACAACAACTGGATTGCTTTTTGGAAAGTTCCATCAGATGTTATTATTTACGGACTTAAACCGGTTGGTGTTGGGAACCCTCCACGAGTTTATCCTCGTTGATAAAATAAACAATTTCATATTCAGAATGAAAGTATATTATTTTATAGTAAAACGGTATTGAATTTATTTTGCATATTTGGCGTACAACTGTTATAAATGATTTGTATATAAACGGTTTTTTTGTAAGATACTTTTTCTGAGATTCTATATAGTAGGGAGAACATTCTTCCAAGAAAGGAGTAATCAAGTTATTTAGTTGACACTTTTTGAAAAAAGATTTGTCAATCATATATTTATTATTATTGGATGGTTCTATTTTATCGAATAACCCAAACAATATACTAATTGGGATATGTTTCTTAAAAATTTTCATTTAATAATAATCAATATTAAAAAATGTTCTTAAAAATATTATTACTAAAGAGAGCCAATTCAATTACATCTTCGTGGATATTATGGAAGATTGTTATATATTTACATATATATGGAATGATATTGTAAACATCATCATTTTTGACAAATTCGTAAAAATTATATAATATATCAATCACAGAATACCCTTCTTTATGCAAATTATAAATAATTATAATGGCGTTATGTAGATTTCCCTTTTTTAATTCTTCAATGTATTCTCGAAATACCGATTGTTTTATATCACTTGAAATTTGTTTTACAATATTTAATGTGATATCCATTTTTAATAATTTATATTTTTCCATATTGTTAATCATCTGATTAATATTGGAGTCAATAATGTATTCCTCTGCTTCTTTATCGATAACAAGTTCTTCATTTGTTTTGATGTTATTATAAATTTTATATAACCCATCACGGGATATCTTTTTGACTTCCACAATATGGAGTAGAGACTGAATGGTCAATGACACCTTTTGAGGATTCGAACAAGATAATAAAAAATGTATATTCGGAAAACATTCTATAATATTTTTAAAAATTTGTTGGTTTTGATCTGTGATATAATCAAAATCGTCCAATACAATCATTTTCTTTTTATCATTGAGAGAGGGTGTTTTACAAAAATGTTTCACATCTGTTTTGTAATAAGCTACCCCATAATCTTTAATGTTATTGATAAACAGAATATTTTCTTTGTATTTGTCAATATCGGTGTAATATTCATTGATAACAGCCTTTATCAGTGATGTTTTTCCATTACTTTGCTTGCTTGTAAAAAGTATTTTAATAATATCGGAATCAATAAAATCCTTTAATATTTTGCTGTTTTGTTCGAAATCACATAGACGCTCGGGGGCATATTTATGTAATAATAATGGTTTTATATTCATAACTTATATTCGTAATTATTTATTTAAGTTTATCTTTGCAAGTATTTATGGAAAAGGATCTCTACAAAGTTTTGGAAGTACCGGAATCGGCTTCTGCAGAAGAGATAAAAAAATCATATAGAAGATTATCTCTAAAATACCACCCCGATAAGAATCCTGCTACCGTTGAAAAATTCCAAGAAATAAATGAAGCATATGAGACTCTTGGTGATGAAACAAAACGTAAACGTTATGATTTCGAATTAAAAAATTCGTTTGGGTCAATGGGACCAATAAACGGGTTTCCTATGGAAAATATTTTTGAACACTTTTTTGGATCATTTGGTCAAGGTAATTTAGGTCATGGATTTCAAGGTCTTGGACCAGGCTTTGAAAATGTACGAATTTTTCATAATGGAGTTCCTATTATGCGAATGGAAAAACCTACGCCTATAATTAAAACAATAACTATTGAAATGGAAACAGTTATCGCAGGTGGAAATCTTCCACTAGAAATCGAGCGATGGTTTATTGAAAATGATCTGAAAATATTCGAAAAA